TGATAATGACTTGTTAGAAAATTTAGTTGAATCCGCATCCAGGTCAATTGATCGGATTGCTAACCGTAGATTTTATTTAGATGCCACTGCATCAGCACGGCTTTACCGTGCTTACTCTAATATTTTTGTTTATGTAGATGACATTGGAACTACAAGTAATCTAGTTGTAGCCGTTGATGAAAATGGTAACGGTACTTATTCTAAAACATTAACATTAAACACAGATTACATTTTAGACCCATTAACTTCACAATCTTTGAATAGGCCTTTTACGCAATTAACAATGGTATCTAATACTGAAACTTGGCCGATATTTCCAGGCCTAACATCAAATGGATTACGCCCAGGCGTGCAAGTAACTGCAAGATGGGGTTGGCCTTCAGTGCCGGATGATCTAAACATGGCCTGTTTAATATTAACTGCCGACCTGTACAAGCGTAAAGATGCGCCGGGTGGAATCTTAGGATTAGGCGATTTAGGCGTTGTTAGAATGTCGCCTATCGGTAGAGATGTAACCGCAATGGTTAGAGCGTATAAAAAAGAAGTTATTGCATGATTCCTAGCACGGTTAGAACTAATCTTAAAACTGCATTACAAACAATTACGGGTATGCGTGTTTTTGATTATGTACCGGATTCAACAAACATACCAACAAATAATGCTTTTGCAATTGTTGGCCAACTATCAATGAATTATGACTTTACATTAAATAGAGGATTTGATTCTGCTACCTGCCAGGTAATTGTTGTAGTAGGTAGAATGAGCGAAAAAGATGGACAATCAAGATTGGATGGGCTAATTGCTTCATCCGGTTCAACTTCAATTAAAACCGCGATTGAGGCTGATAAAACTTTAAGCGGTGCTGTACAAACTCTAAGGGTTGTGTCTGCATCCCCTGGAACAATTACATCCGCTAATATTGATTACCTAAGTTATCAGTATTCGGTTGAATTGATAGGTTAGTAACGAAAGGAAAACTATGGCCATATTTATGGGTAATAAAGTTGCCGTGATTGTAGGAACATCTACCATTACTGATCATGTCAGCACTGTAAGCCTTGCACGCGAAATTGATCAGGTAGAGATCACTGCAATGAACGACACCGTTCAAAATATGATTGGTGGAATTGAGCGACCAACGCTTAATCTAGAACTGTACAATGATTTTGCATCAGCATCAGTGAACGCACTGTTTGAAGATGCACTAGGTACAAAACTTAATATTAAGTTAATACCAGTATCAGGTACGGTATCTGCTACCAATCCAAGTTACACAATGTCATGCTTGATTTCATCATGGACACCTGTAAATGGTGCTGTTGATGCGGTAGCAAGCGTTTCCGTGTCGCTTCCTGTAACTGCATTAACAAAATCAACAAGCGCGTAAAAAGAAAAGGGTGGGACAATGCACAAGATTGAGATTGTTAAAAAAGATGGTAAAAAAGTAACCTATGATCTTACGCCGTCTGCGAAGGTGGCTTTTGAAGCCGAATTCAAAACAGGTTGGCGTAAGAGATTAGGTGAACTACAAATGGAAAGTGATTTGTGGTGGTTCGCCTGGCGTTTAGAAAAAGATGCCGGTAAAACCGATCTAGCCTTTGGTGATGACTATATCAATCAATATTCAGATATTGATTTGGTTTATGATTCAAAAAATGGATAGACCGACACGGCTCAATCTATGAAGTCGCTTCCGTGTCGGTGGCAACAGGCATCAGCCCTAAAGATTTATTAGAAGTTGATCCAGCGATTTATTCAGCAATTAAAGCCATCTTGCAAGAACGCTATTACAACAACAAGAAGGCAACAGTTAGGCGGAAATAATGCGACCTTTGTATGCAAGATTACCTGGCCGAACAAGATCATTAGCCGCAGTGCCTTCTATCTATGTTGAAAATTTAGATGAACTAATGGCGACTATGAAAAAAATAGAACCTGATTTACATAAAGAATTTAGAAGAGAATTGACTAAGGCTGTAAAACCTGTTGCAAAATTGGCACAAAGTTTTGTACCGTACTCACCATTTCCGGGATGGCGTGATGTTGAACCTTCATACCCACCTGCATGGGGATGGGCTAATGATCAAGCACATAGGGGTAGAACTTTTGGCGAAAGTAAAAGAAGTCGTTGGAAATGGTCGCAAGTAGAAGTTATACGCGGCATAAGAGTTAGTGCGGCTAAAACTAAAGTTCAAAGAGTTAAAGGTACTACATTTTCTGTAACTGCATTAGCGGTACTTAATAAATCTGTACCAGGTATAATTTATGAGTTGGCAGGATTTGGTACATCAAAATCAAGAAGTAAAACTAGGCGTATTAGTCGTAACACTAATGCTAGTGAATCTTTTATTGGCAAATTACAAGGCACTGCCAATTCAGGTGCGTATAAAGAAAAAAGATTGATTTACAGGGCATCACAACAATTAGGTGGGCAAGTAAATGATAATCTATACGGTGTGCTTAAAAAATATCTAGGCGAAAAATTTAGGGGTTAAACATGGCATTAAGTCAGTATGTTGCAATTAACTTCCTTACTAAGTTTGATAAAAAAGGTTTAGAGCGTGCAACAAAAGAATTAAAAGGTTTTGATAAAGTAGTTGCAACTGGATCATTTAGATTACAGGCTTTTGCCAAAGCCGGTGGAATAGCCGCCGCCGCAGGTTTAGCCATATTTGCAAAAAACTCTATACAAGCGGCTTTAGCCCAGGAAAGATTAGATAAGCAATTACAATTAACTTTAAGAAGTATTGGGCAAGAGTTTGAACTACCTAGTGTTAAAACATTTATAGCCGATTTACAACGCGCTACAAATATTACAGAGGATCAATTAGTACCAGCCCTACGCCAACTTATTGCTCAAACCGGTGACTTAGATATATCACAAACATTATTAAGTAAATCATTAGATATATCAGCCGGTACTGGTGCTGATCTTAATCTTGTACTTGATGCTATAAACAAAGCGGCAATAGGTAATTACAAATCTATAACTAATCTAGGTATTGGATTTACAGCCGCAGAAGTAAAATCAATGGGCTTTGTAAAGTTAATGCAAAATTTAGATAAATATGCTGGATCAGCGGAAGAACAAACTAAAACATTTGCAGGCCAATTAAAATCATTTCAAATTAGCGCAGGCCAGGCTACCAAAACATTAGGCGAAGGATTTATTACATCCGCATCATTGATAGCAACTGGATCAGATCAATTAGATATTTTTGGCGAAAAATTAGAAGTTGTTGCAACTCAATTTAGCGACATCATGGTTGGTACATCTAAATCTTTTGGTGATAAAGGTTTAGGTGGATATTTAGATGTTGCCATTGTTTTGCTTCAAGGTTTAGTTGGCGAATCAACTAAATTACAAGAGTTAGAAAAAGATGGTATTAAATTAAGGCAACAACGCATATTAAAAGAAAAGGGTTTATACGGTTTATCCGGATCAGTTTTAGATGCTTTACAAAATCAAAGTAAAACTAGTAAGAAACAATTGACCTATGCTGAAATGTTAAAGAAAATTCAGGCTGATATTTTGCTTAGAGAGAAAAAATTAACAGCCGAAAAAACAGCGCAACAAGAATTAGACAAAAAGAAGAATGAATTAGCCGCTATGTTTGATATTGATAAAATCAATTTACAAGCTGCCTTAAGCCGTAAGTTATCAGGTGAGGATGAGCTACGCGTAAAAATATTACAAAAATTAGCAGATGGCACAAAAGCCGCCATTGATGAGGCCTTGAAATATGCAGATGTATTAAAAGTTATTGAGGATGGAAAGATTACAACCGCAGAGGTTGAAATGTTAGCTAAAAAATGGGGCATGACTACTGTTGAGGTTTTGCTTTACTTACAACAATTATTTCTAGCTAATGAAGAGCTACGCAAAATGCTTGCTTTGCTTGATGAAATAAGTAAGAAAAAAATGCCAACCGCAGGGACAATGTTTGAGCCGGGTTACTTTCAAGAATTAGGTACAAAACTTGTAGGCACTATAGGTTATCAAGGCATGACCGCAGCTGAGATCTCAGCAGAAAGATATAAAGAAAGCGGTGCAGGTCGCAGAGGCATACCTTTCATGGCAGAGGGCGGAGTAGTTTCTAAACCTACTATTGCAATGATTGGTGAGGCTGGATCTGAGGCTGTTATTCCATTAGATCGCATGGGTAGCATGGGTACAAGAGTCACAGTTAATGTAGCCGGCTCTGTAATCTCTGAGGGTCAATTGCAATCTGTAATCCAAGATGTTTTGTATAACTTAAACCGCACCGGTGCGGTTACTCAGTTAGCAAACTTAGGTAGATAATGCCGGCGGCAGTATTTAAGGCGGAGATAGATTTTAGCAATGGAGCAAGCTTTGATCCTGCTCTTGTGTTAGATGATGTTAATACAGTTTTAGACTCAGCTGTTTTGGGTACGGCTGCCGCAGATGTTGTGGATATTACGGCCTTTGTTACTCAGTGCTACATAAGGCGTGCCTTTAATAGATCATCTGACTCATTTATTGGTGGTAGTGCAAAGATAGTATTTGTTGATCAAACCGGTACTTTTAACCCTGCTAATACATCCTCAGCTCTGTATGGCAAAATCAAACCTATGCGTAAGATCCGCATGACTGCAAGCTTTAACAGTGTTGATTACAGCCTAGGATCTTTTTATGTGCAAGAGTGGAATTACAAAAGTCCTAGCGGATTTGACCCTGCCTATGTAACTCTCAATTGTGTAGATGGTTTTCAGCTGCTAAACCTTACTACCTTGACTACAGTCAGTGGCGGCAGTGCCGGACAGACCACAGCGCAAAGGGTTACAAGTTTGCTTGACTCTGGAGATTGGCCGGGGGGCATGAGGGACATATCTACAACAGCTACAACTACAGTACAAGCTGACACTGGAGCTTCAAGATCTCTACTTGGAGCTTTACAAGAGGTTGAGCAGACAGAAACAGGAGCTTTGTATGTTGATCAAAGAGGCTTTGTTAAGTTTATGTCAAGAGCAGACATCATCACTGCCTCTGGATCTACACTTACAAAATTCTCAGATGTTGATGGATCAGGTGATATAACCTATCAAAATGTTGAGTTTGATATCTCTGATTATCAAATGATTAACAAAGCCACTGTCACACCATCTGGATTGACGGCTCAAACAGCTAGTGACACTGCAAGCATTGATGATTATTTTCAGCATAGTAGGGTCAGATCAGGCATCATGCAGAGTGAGGCAGATGCTCTATCTCAAGCTCAAATGATTATTGCTTCACGCAAAGAGCAAGGTGTTGATATACAGCTTAACTCTTTGACTGTAGATGCCTATAGTCAAGATGATGCTGCAAGGACTACGGCAGCTTTAGAGCTTGACATTTTTAACCCTATTGAGGTCACGCAAACCTTACCTGCCGGCAATGTGGTCAGTGATAGCGTTATAGCCGGTGTACAATATCAAATTACACCTAATTCTTTTCTTGTAACATTTTCATGTGCGCAACCCTTTGCAGTGGGTTTTTTGCTAGACTCAGCCGTTGATGGTGTACTTGATGAAGATAGTTTGAGTTACTAGGAGATACATGGCAAAACAGACATTTACCACTGGCCAAGTTTTGCTTGCCAGTCAGCTCACATCCCTGCAACAGACAGCCATGAACGGGGGCGCATTTTCGGCTAAGACCAGTTCATATACCGCAGTGGCGGCGGATGCTGGTACTGCAATAAGCATGACATCTACAAGTGCTACAACAATTACAATAAACAGCGGATTGTTTGCCGCTGGTGACACAATCCTAATAACTAATTTGGGAAGCGGCGCATGTGTTATCACAGCTGGCACTGCAACAGTTAATACAGCTGGATCATTGTCTTTGGCACAGTATGAAGCTGGACTTTTACATTTTGTAAGTGCCAGTAGTGCGGTTTTTAATGACTATGTACAAGCTGCATCTAATCCACTAACTACAACAGGCGACATGATTTACTCATCAAGTGGATCAACACAAGCTAGATTAGGAATTGGCAGTACATCACAAGTGCTCACTGTATCTGGCGGTATTCCTGCGTGGGCTACCCCTGCTGCTTCAGCAAGCGGATTAAATTTAATAAACAAAACAACATTGTCTTCAACCACTAGCGTAAGTC